TTCAGAGCTTACGCTCAATCAATCTCCTAAACGAAAAGGAGTTGATCTTCCCAACGAAGGCCTAGCTTGACCTTCGTTACAGATGCTCGCCCGATTCGTTCACCTTGAACGAACCTGGTTCGTTTAACTTCAGTAAAATACTGAAGCAGCATCTGTCCGCCATCGAATGGGAACCGGACTACTCTCGCAGAAGGCGATAGTACCCGGACTTCCGTCCGCTGGAGCTCTTTATTCCATCTGGTTCTTAAGCCAGATAGATCAGAGCCCATTGGACTAGCCCATCCGAAAGCACCTGAACCGATCGCCACGGTAGATATAGGAAGAATCCTAATCCTATCGACTGTCGATTTTATGTACTCTGCAGTCCTCACATATCCTTTCGAGAGAAAGTTATTGTGGGTGTCAACAGAGGACACAATCGATCCAGGTCGGGACACGTCAGGAGCCGAGAGGATGCTAACCTTGGTAACATCGTTACCGTCGAAAGCATCTACCCCACATGACTCTCGGAAGTTTCCTTCCGGATAAGTCTTGTGATGGTTTATCTTAAATTTAAGATACTCAAAAATCTCCTGAAGAGCGGGCCAACCGTCAACGGGGATGACGATGTCATCACCGAAGACTCGGACCTCCCTACTCAGTTCCCTAATGTTCACAATAGACGGGCTAAGGCCCCTTGCATAAAGCAAAGCGCCAATGCACGTTACCGTAAACATATAGGTCTGGATGGGAAAGGTCACAGCAGAACCCATAGTAGAGAATTTCCGGAGTACATGGTACTTCGGAGACTTCTTATCGATATCGTTTCGAAGGAAACGAGTTCGTGAAGCATGGAGGGCAGCCACTAACGTAGGATTCCTACGAAAGAAGCGCTCAACATGCCAACACGAAATTCGATCAGAAGCAGATGACAGATCTACCGTCACATGCGACTGACTATGGGAGGCTTTCAGTGCAAGATCACCATTGAAGGATTGATTATCGAAAGATATCGACCCAGCAATAGGTAGTCTACGTACTGAACTAACCAGGAAGTCTAAGATAACCTGCTGGCACCACTGGTGACTAACGGGTTCCGAGGCAATAAGCCTAGGGCCTGAAAGTTCCTTTGGGACAGAGATTAACTTAGAAGGTGATTCGCTTGATGTAATCTCTGCGAAATCACCATGGTTAGCGACAAAGTCAGACCAAAAGCCGAAGTTGGCAAAGCCAAAGTCAGCAAGAGGAAAGACTCTATCGAGCTTTTCCGGCCAATTGGGAAACTCATATTTACTCAAGTCTCTCGACTGGTCAGATACTGCTCCGGGTCCGTGCTTTGCCTTCCACTCGAGCGGTTCGAATCGCCCGAGAGTGGCGGAGACAATATCGGCCGTCCGTTGGACGGACTCGACAAGTCTTTCGTCACATAAGGAAGGGGACTTAGCATCATCTCGCTCGAAGAGTAACGATTGAGAGTCGCTAAGTAGCCGAGAAGAATGGCG